ACCGATGAAGCTATAAAGAAATGGCGAGAGGAGAACCCAGATATTGATGAGATGAAATCAAAGAAATGGGACTCCGAACGGTGGAGGCAGGCTGTTAATGAATGCCTTTCTGATACGCATCTGAAAATTGAGCAAGAATTCCAAATTAAGGTCAATGAAGCTTTGCCTGCTAAAGGTAAGGCTCCCCGCCCAATTATCCAATGTGGTGACAAGGCGCAGGTTATGATGCAGCTGCCTGTCAAATGTTTCGAGGATTTGTTGTTCCAACATTTTGAGGAGGCCTCTATTAAGCATACTAGCAAATATGATGCTATGGATCGAGCAGCAAAGAGGCTACGGCAGCTTGTTAAATGCAAGCTGTTTGAGGGAGATGGAGCAGCCTGGGATGCTTGTTGTAACAAGCATATTCGCAATTTAACTGAGAATCGGATAATTGAGAAAATCATTACTGTTTTAGGTAATGATCCCCAGGTCCCGAAACAATGGATGGAGGCCACCTTGAATGATATGAAGAAATCGAAGATTAAAGGTAAGGCCAAGGTGTCGGGGAAGGAGCTTGTGCCAGCTATTCGGATTATAATCGATAGCATCCGGCAATCAGGACATAGGGGCACTAGCTGTTTTAATTTTCTTATTAATCTGGTTTGTTGGTTGTGTGTTGTTGCTGAAAACCCCGAAGATTTGATTAAGAAGGTGGATGGAAAGCTTCCCGAGACTTATGTTTCTGCGGTCGATGGCAAAACCTACCTTCTGCGATATATCTTTGAGGGTGATGATTCAGCATTGAGCACGACTGAGGATATCTCAGAGGAATATATCATCAAAGCTTGGAAGAGCCTTGGGTTCAATATGAAACTTGTTCATGTTGACAAGAAACTCACCTTTACTGGAAATGATTTCCTTTGTGATGATTATGGCCCTGTTGGACCATTTATGCCAGAGATACCACGAAATATTGCTTCTTCTTCTTGGAGCTGCAGCTCGATATTGAAATCTCATCCAGAGAGGAAGCATGAAATTGGGATGGCAGCCATGTATGCACGGGCTGATATGTTTAAAGACTGCGGACCCATTTCAAAATATTTCGCTGAATTGGGACTTGCTCATGCTCGCAACACTGATGACAGGGCTATTGGGGATTCCGAGGCTGTGAGCCTTGGTGTGCATGAAACGAATTCGGTTGTTACCGAGCTCCTTCATCTTGCATCTTCAGCTATGCCGCTTAATGACGGTTTCAGGAAATTGGTTAAAGCTGTTGTTCCTGACTGGTCTGAATATTATGAAACTCGGTTGTTGTCTGTGGATTTTGGTACTGATCCTTTTGACACTAATTTGGCCCGGGAGGTGTTGCCCACTTCTTTGTGGGACCCTAAGAATTTTGAGCAGGCACGAAGATGATTGGAGGAGCCTTAATTAATTATAGCGGCTGTTTCACCTAATTAATGGTAGCTTTTGCTACCCAGGGACCCACCTCCTCGCTGCCGAGAGGAGGATTAGAAGCCCGCGTGCCCCATCATCCATATTGGGGGTAATTGTGACAATTGAGGTACCAGGGCACTGGATGTCGCAAATTGACGCGAACTCAATTGCCGGTAGGGTGTCGCAACCCGAAGGGCTGACCTTATGGTTCAGTAGGCGTGGACTGCACTCCACGTTGAAGAGCTAGGCGGTATATGGATACCTGCGGAGGGATGGATGGGTTGTGCCAGTCCACCATCTCCGGTGAGGGCCAGGCAGACTGGGAGTGACGCCCCAGGGAGAGCTAGCCACCTCCGCCACATTTTGTGGTTCTGTCCCCCCGTCCTGCATGCACATTCTGAGGCCTGTGATCGGCTTGGTCGAAGGTGTGTGGTGGGGAGGGTGCCTTGCGAAGCGGATGGATTTCACGAGCACGACTCATGGACCGGGTGCTTAACAAGTGCCATGTAAAATGAGATAATTGTGGATTCATTCGTGCACCCCTGCGGGAAAGGCTACGGGTGCGTCTGTGGTGCAGCACGCTGCTGTATGGCGCGAATGGGAGCGGATAGCCTAGGTGTGACCGGGTCCAGAATCCCATTCAAGAGCGGGATAGCAGCTGCATTTTTGTATGCATGGCTAAGCTCTTTGGGTTCTCGCAATTTGTTTATAATGGCATCTCACGATGACCACGACAATTCAGGTACCATTTTATCCTATACTGGTGCCAACATCCACAACGACGGAAGGACCGGCAATGTATCTTGTAGATCCTCCAGCCCTTCTACTAGCACTGATTCTACTGATCCTTCTTTGCTTAATGGTAAGCGCTTGCACTTTCTTCCTTGGCCAAAAGGCAAGGGAAAAGGCAAAGGTCGCCCAAGAGGCAATCCAACAGCTGGGATTGGTGTGAATGAAAAGGATGTTCCTATCATCCCTATTCGATGTGGATTTTGTCATGAATATGGTCATCATTTAACATTGTGTGTCAAGGCTTTTAAGGATCGCATAGAAAAGGTGCGAGACCATTGTCAATATGGTTTTCATAAGCCTTGGTATCATGATGGAGGAGAATGCCGCTGCCGCTATTGTGGGTTGCATTTGCGAGAATTGGATGCTTAGCTGCCCGGCTTAAACTCTGGGTTAATTAAAAGGCATTGATTTTTTGCCATGGCGCTTCCTGACCTTGCTTTGGACCCCTTCTTGCTTGTTGATTCGAGCAAGATTGCTGGTGATGCCAACAAGGTCGACTCAATGGTTCGCTGCGGATTAGGTGCCGCTGGCGATATAGCTGCTTTTGGGGGAGATGTTACAGCAGAGGTAGGATGGGCCGCCACTGTACAAACTTTTGAGGTGGTCACAGGTGATGGAATATCTAAAGAAACACAATTTTCTGGTACTGGGATTTTTTATTATTCCGCTGTTAATGGAAAATTTTATTCCACCACTTGTAATTATACTTTTGATGGCTCTGGAAAGATCCTACTTACATTTTTTCCCCAACCATTGGGTGTAGGAATTTTGCCTTGAGGCTAAACTTGGATGTCCCTGCATGAGCCGCATTTTGTGTGAGCATGGCTAGAGCGGCGAAAAGGCGTGCTGTCCCAAGACGCCGGCGCCGAGCAGGCAACCGAGGCAGGATCCCTGATTCCCAACAGCTTGCTGGGATTAAACAGGGTGTTGGCCGCGCTGTCGCACGGGCTTTTGGCTCCGCGCCTATAAGAAGGCGAAGAAATAGGGGAAGAGGCATGGGTTATCACCCTTGTATGCATGATGCCTTCCACTTTTGCCATTTGCCCTTACCACGACCCACTGGACCTTATATTGTTATTCGCA